TTTAAATCTCTAGATTTGAGCTTCCGGTTCGGTTTCTCAACGATGCGGCGATAGATCTTCTTGTATCGACCAGTTCCTCGATCCAGAGATGCATCGGAGTAGTTCGCCTGCGTGTCTTGAAGGTCATTTACTAGAATCTTTCTCTTTGTTGCATCATCTGGAATATCAATTTGTGAAACTGTCGATGGCGGGCCCTCTTTTCCTGCGTATGTGAAGGTGTAGCAGTACTCATACGTGGCCGTAGGAATAGCTGATGGAAGCGTTCCACCTGTATCGGTAAAAGTAATGAATGATAATGTAGGCGCAAAGTCGGGAGGTGCGATGTTGTTGTGCATCTCCTCCACGCTGACAAACGAGTCTCCAGTATCTTCACGGTCCAGGTACAGGTACTCTTCCTTCCTGGAATCAAGAAAGACAAATCGGCCACGATTGGTCCCAGTAAGAGTATTTGTGGTTGAGTCTGTCTGGAAAGAGATTGTCTCAGTCTTTGTAATCCCACGGTCCATTACACCGAGCATCTCGACCGCGTCTCTCGGCATTGGGTAGCTGGTGTACTTGATGGTCCAGGTCGTATGAGTTCCAGCCGCAATCGGCTGATCGACAACGAAGGTGCGAGCATCACGACGGTGGGTGATCAAGTACTCAGTGTTGTCGAGAAGAAACACCTGACCAACAATGTCGGCAGGAAGATTAAGAACACCGGACCCGGTAGCGCTGCTGAGGGAACAGACCCTTGATCCGAGAGTTGTGATTCTTTTATCACCACCCCCAGACTCGACCTTGAT